ATCTTTTAATTTATCTGTGTCAATTGCCATTAAGTAACCCTTCTCTCTAAATTTTTCATTGTATCATACATCTTTTGTGCTCCTTTTTCAATGCTTCCATTACCTGCTCCTCTTACAGCATCTGCTGTAAATACAAACTCATTTTTTGATAACATTGCTGGAACGTCATCTGCTTTTTCTTTTATACCAACTGGTACAAATCCACCTTTAGCTCTGTAATCTAATTCTGTAATACCACCTTGATTAACTCTAGGTTCACCCATAGGCATAGTGCCACCCATCAGACCTACTCTACCACCTGTTGCCATGCCTTGACCAACAATACTATCAATGTAGTTATTTTTTTCTTCATCACTCATGGCTGCATATTGTGGGTTACGTAATGGTGTATAGTAACTATCCATGTAACCTCTCATCTGTTGTTTAACACGTTGGTTTCTTCTAGCCATGTATTCTTCCATACTTTCACCAGGTTGTTGTGGTTCAAACTCACCTGCAAAATAACTATACAATGCAGAAGCACCTGATGTGATACCACCTACTAATAGTTTTTGTTGTACCATTGGAGGTAGTTTATTTAATCCAGGAACTTTACCTATAGTTGATTCTGTTGCTGTCTTCATAAATTCTGGAGTGTTTTTTAT